AAGGCAACGAGGGTTGACATCACCGCCCCAGCCACTCCCGAAGCCCAACAATGGCAAGGCTGGGGTACTGCTCTAAAGCCAGCCCACGAACCAATCGTGGTCGCACGCAAGCCACTAATCGGGACTGTCGCTAACAACGTTCTGACGTACGGAACTGGTGCGTTGAACATTGACGGGTCGAGGGTGGGCTACGCAAGCGGTGAGGTGAACTTTGACCGTGTGCAACGTCAAAAACACAGCGAGGGTGCGATTGAGGGTGCGTTCGGCGCATCAGCACTTATCGGCAAGGAAGTCGCCACCTACAAGCCTGAAGGTCGCTGGCCTGCCAACGTAATCCTTGACGGGTCAGAGGAAGTGCTGGCAGGGTTTCCAGCAACCGATAAAGGCAAATACCGTGTTGTTCAAAATGATGAAGGTCGTCTTGATGAAAGCCAGTATCGGATAAAGCCAACCAAAGGCACTATCCGTGATTTTGGCGATGAAGGCTCCGCCGCACGTTTCTTCTACTGCGCTAAGGCTTCCAAGTCCGAGCGCAACGCTGGGCTGGAAGGACTGCCGGAACAAATGCTGACCGGGCGAGATGAAGGCCAAGACGCAATGCAAGTGCCATATAAGACTCGCTCCAAGGTAACTGCCAATATCCACCCCACCGTCAAGCCACTAGCCCTAATGCGATACCTAGTCAAGTTGGTGACACCCCCAGGCGGAACAGTGCTTGACCCGTTCCTTGGTTCGGGCACTACCGCAGTTGCCGCCATCTTGGAAGGCTTTGAGTGGATTGGATGCGAAATGACCGAGGAATATTGGGCGATTATTGAAGCCCGTGTTGCGTGGGCAACGGACAAGGCAGGTAAGAATGACACGCTCTTCTAGGCAGTTTGACAAAATGATGAAAAAAACAGAGGCGAACAACCACTACCGGCAGTGGCGTGACGACTATTATTCCACTACCCCAACGGCAAAGTCCGGTTGGAAGTTTTGGAAACGAGAGAAATAGTGGGAAAAAAAGACTGTAAGCACAACTGGACTTTGATGGTTCCTAGTGGAAAAGTGTGGGTAGTCTGCCCAAACTGCAGTGGTCGTTTCCAAATCACCCCCCAACACAACGGCTTGCCGTGGCGTGGGCCTGTTCCCCCAGAATTCTTGCCTGATGTCATTTAACCGCAAGGTGGTGAAAAGCCTGACGGAATCCCTAGAACGTCAGAGCATCATTGCCGAGAGCGTCAGCACAGCCCTACATACGGCAACGCTGGTACAAGAGGCGCAAAGAGTGGCACTAGCCGAACTAGAGGCTGAAAAAAACCTGTATGCCAAAGCGTTCTACACCGTTGCTGGTCGTCTATCAACCCACATAGGCATTAGTAGTGAAAACCTTTCAACGTGGGCGGAAACTTTGCTTGATGAACTAAAAGGCGACACATTGTTTGACTAAACTGTGGTTATGACCGGAATTGGAAACTTCAGCACACGGAGTGGCGACGACATTTGTTTGTTTATCCAAAAGCATTGGAAAGAACTTGGCTACGCCCCCACCATCAGGGATATCGCCAAAGCCTTTGATATGCGCTCGTCATCCACAGCCCTAGACACCATACGCAACCTAGAACGCCGTGGGCGTATTGTCCGCTACGGCAAGAGAAAGACCATACAAGTCGTTACCGGCTGGTCGGTGGAATCTTGTGACCACGATTGGCGTGTGAAAGACCCCAAGCCCAAGAACGGTGAAATCAAGGTTGTCTGCGTCTTGTGTCGCCACGAAACCGCCAAAGAATTCACTTCCGACCCGAACGAACCTAAGACTTGGTTGCGTTTTGTCGGTTAGCGACAGGTTTATCCACAGGGGTATGCTATGCTATGGGTAAGCAACCATAGTAGGTGGGGTGAAATATGACAACAAAAGACCTAGAGCAACTAACAGACAAGATTTGGAAATCCGTCACGCAGAACATCTATGACGACAACGACATTGGTTTTCTGATTGCGACGGCACTTGGTCAAAAGGCAACCATTGAATTGCTGATTGCCGATAACAAGCGTCTGACCGAAGCCGTGGAAACGGCTGGCAAGCACATTCAGCAGTTGGAACCTTTGAGCCACCTTGTCCAATACTCGGCAGAGGGCAGTATTTAATGTTTCGCCGTAAGGGTTTGTCGTGGGTTCAGCAACCTATGGGCGAATGGGAAGCCCGTGACGACAAGTATCGGTTCGTCATTTGGAACTACGGCGAGAAAGAGGGAACCGAACTTCGGTTCTATCGCTATGACACCATTGGGTTTGGCGTAGGCGTTCCGTTCTACGACTTCAGCATCCGTGTCCGTGACGAACGGGCGGCGAAGGTATTAGCAGACAAACTGAACCGTGAATTCGTCAAGGCTCGTCACTACAACAACTTCAGCCTGTGAGTGCCTGAACGCCACCGCCCCCTATTAGCACCGACTTACCGTGTGTCTCACGGCTCGGCTTCTAGAGCGACACCTTCAGGCTTGCCATCCCCTCTTTCACGGGTCAGGCTTTTTCGTAGTACCCGATAGGTCTGGCGACTTGCCCCCAAGTGTTCCAGCGACCAGCAATTAGTAGTCAGTCTGTATCCCTGCCGAGACACATCCTGCTCTCACTAACCCTGTGGTGCGTGACGCAAATAGGAACCACCCCTCTAAGTAGTAAGTTCCCCCTCGCCGTCTGCCTTAGAACAGACTAAGCCTTAGGGCAAATCCCACACCTATCGGATACTACATAGCCCAACTACGACTACTAAACCAGCATACAGTATTGGTGTGACAAAAGCAAGTCAATTCGCAAAGTTTTTTGAGAACCCCCAAATCACCAGCAATGGTAAGGATTTCTGGGGGAGTGCTTGACTTGTGTCGCACCAACCAACTAGGGTGGGTCAATGACCAATGCCCAATCTGTGTTCTTGGGCGAAAAGCCCTATGGTGTTTCGCCAAGCCGTGTGAACCAGATTGAGACTTGCCCACGTCAATACCAATACACCACCATTGAGCGTCTGCCTGAAGTCAAGAAAATGGCGACCTATCGGGGCACGGTGTTCCACGCCATCTTGGAAGAGTTGTTTCTGCGGACTACGGAAACACCACAAGACCGCACGCCTGAACTGACTATGGAAATCATGCGTGAACTGTTGCCCGACCTACTCAGCCCCGAAATCTGCGCTGAAATGGAATTGGATACGGCCGGTCGTCAGTCGCTCGTCGCAGACTTAGCCAAATACATACGCACCTACTTCACAATGGAAAGCCCCACAGAAATCACCAGCGAGGGCATAGAAATCAAGATGGACGTGGATATGGGCGGATACACCCTGCGTGGCATCCTTGACCGCCTAGACCGTGACCCCGACGGTTCTTTGGTGATTGTGGACTACAAGACCGGCAAAGTGCCACAAGACAAATACAAGGCATCAGCGACCCTGCCAGCCAAGATTTACGCCTACCTGTGCGAGAAGCACTTAGGTGAACGCCCGACCAAAATACGCCTACTCTACGTTCAGTTCGGCAAGACCCTGACCATAGAAGTGACCGACGCTGACGTTATCTACGCTGAAAAGCGTGTCCGTGAGGCGTGGGGCAAGATTGAGAACTGGTTTGAGCAGGGCTACTTCCCCCCTGTCAAGAACAACCTGTGCGACAAGTGGTGTTCGTTTAAGAACATCTGCCCCTTGTTTAGCCAAGACGACGAATATCCCTTCTAGGGGCATTTAGACCCCGTTTCCAATTCAACTCTTGACAAATAGAAAACACCCTCTATTGTTCTTTCTGTCAAGACCTGTGCATTCGCATAGGCAAAGTCGATTAGGAAGTAGCAAGTGGCACGAAAGTTAGTGAAACTTAGCATCAAGGAAACGTCGGGTGTTGACCACCCGGCGCACCTTACCGAAGGCTGGGTCATCATGAAATCTGCTGACGCTACTTCTGAACTAACCGCCGTTCTTGACGAACTGCGACCTTCCAGCGAAGCCCCTACCGCCGAACCCGTTGCCAAGAGCGACGACGATGCTGTGGTGATTGAGCCGGAAATCGTAATAAGTGAGTTGCCCGTTGAAGGCAACTTGGAAGTACCCAACACTGCATCAGACGATGTAGTGAAAACCCAAAGTCCACAGGAGGACAAACTTATGAGCGACGCAACTGAAGTCGTAGTAATTCCTGGGGAAGCCACTAACGAAGAAATCATCAAGGCTATGCCTGCTCAAATCCGCAAGATGTTGGATGACAGCGCCGCTACCGCCGAGTTGGCTCTTCGCAAGGCAGCCGCTTCTGAGGCCGCCCTTGTTGCCGAGCGTGAAGCCCGTGCTGACGAGGCCGCCGTTTTGAAGGCTGCTGAGTGGTCACACCTAAACATTGACCCGACGATTGTCGGCCCAGCACTTCGTCGTCTTTCAGAGAACGACGGAACGCTTGCCGGTGAAATCGTAAAGGCTCTTGACAGCGCAAACGCACTGCTCGAATCCAACGTGGTCTTCACCGAAGTCGGAACTGACGCACCTGTTGCCGCTGACGACGCTTTCTCAAAGATGGAGTCGCTTGCTAAGGCGGCTGTTGCCTCTGGCACCGCACCATCTTTCGAGTCTGCTCTCATGGCAGTGGCTCAGTCGAACCCCGACCTTTACACCGCTTACTTGAACGAGAAGGGTCGATAAGTCATGGCTTACGAACAGAATCCTTATGCCGTAAAGATTACGCTTATCCCAGACGTGTCGGGTGTTACCGCCATTGCTGGTCAGCGTGTCGCAGCCGGTATTCCATTCACCGCACAGGTCTTGACCACTGGCCCCGCACAGTCACCTTTGGTGTTCTCTGCGGCGACTTCGGTTTCGGCTAACAGTGGTGCTTCGGTTACCATCACCTTGCCCACCGCAGTCACCGCAACGGCTAACCCCATTGCCGTCGGTCAGGTTGTCAACACCGAAGGTTTTGCGCCTGCGGTCTACAACGGTCAGTTCTACATCACCGCTACTGGTGGTAGTGCTTCCGCTTGGACGTTAACCGCAACCCTTCAAAGCACGGCAACGGGTAACCCCTCAACCGCCAACGGACTTGTCCGTTTGGTCACGGGAACCAACGAGTCGTTCAGCACGTCGGCTTCGGTCACTGCCTCTACGCAGCGTCCTGTCGGTGTGTTGCAGAACCAGCCTTACGCTTGGTACGACGCAAACGGCAACCTTGAAGGCATTTCTGAGGCGGAAATCACCGTTTCCGGTGTGACCAAGATGCGTGCCGGTGGCACCATCCTGCCGGGTAACCCCGTTACCATTGACGCTTCGGGTAACGCTACGGCTTACACCTTCAGCACGGTCGTGTCGGCATTCGCCGCCATTACTGGTCAATACGTCGTCGGAACAGCCCTTTCGGCTGGTATTTCTGGTGACATCATTACTGTTGCGCTTGCGTGTCACAACGCAGTGCGTGGTTACTAGTCAGAAAGGACTGAAAAATGCCACAGCCATCAGTTTCACAAGTTCACATCGACGCAATTCTGACCAACATCAGCGTTGCTTACTTGCAGAACACTAACAACTTCATTGCGGACAAGGTTTTCCCCGTCATCCCAGTGGACAAGAAGTCGAACCTTTACTTCAAGTACACCAAGGACGACTGGTTCCGTGACGAGGCGCAGCGTCGTGCAGACGGCACTGCTTCAGCAGGTTCAGGCTACGGACTGACCACCGACACCTACATGGCAGACGTTTTCGCCTTCCACAAGGACATTGGTGACCAGACTCGTGCTAACGCCGACAACCCCCTGAACCCCGACATGGAAGCGACGCAGTTTGTTACTCAGCGTTTGCTCCTTCGTCGTGAAGTTCAGTGGTCGACGGACTACTTCCAGGGTTCCGTTTGGGGCACCAACATCACGGGCGTTGCCTCTAGCCCTGTTGCCGGTACTTCGACCTACAAGTGGTCGGACTACGTTGGCGCAACGTCTTACAACTCCAACCCCATCACGGACGTTGAACTTGCTAAGGCTTACGTCTTGCAGACCACGGGCTACGAGCCAAACACGCTGGTTCTTGGATACAAGGTCTTCCAGACCCTCAAGAACCACCCACTGCTCGTTGACCGCTACAAGTACACGCAGGCTGGCGCAATCGTCACTGAGGACTTGCTGGCGCAACTCTTCGGTGTTGACCGTGTTCTCGTTGCGAAGGCAGTTGTCAACACGGCTCAGGAGCAGGGTCAGACCACCGCAGGTGTTCTCCCCGCCAACGTTTCCGCAAGCAACTACCAGTTCACCATTGGAAACAACTGTCTGCTTTGCTACACCGCCCCGAACCCAGGTCTTATGACCCCTTCGGCTGGCTACACGTTCATGTGGACGGGTGTATCGGGCGGTCTTGGAACCACCGTTGGTGTCTCACGCTTCCGTATGGAAGAGTTGAAGGCTGACCGTGTTGAGGGTGAAATCGCCTTTGACAACAAGGTCGTCGCCTCCGACTTGGGTTACTTCTGGACGAACATTATCTAAGCCAGAAGTCGCCTAGCGGCTCTAGTGAAATCCCCCTTGACCTTCGGGTTGGGGGGGATTTTGCTTTTCAATGTGTGATACGCTAAACCCTATGACCACACACTTTCGTGCCCTTACCCCGATTGAATTTGTTGACCCTGAACTGGCGAATATGCAGGTTGGTGATGTCGCCCCCTACAATCACGAGGACGACGGACTGCGCCTTATTTTGGAGCGTGGAATGATTGAACTGGTGGAAAACCCCCACAAGTCCGCATTTGAGCCGGAAGTTTTTGAAGTACCAGAAGTGGTGGAAACTGACGAAACGCACGAGCCAGTCAAGAAGGCTGTAGCCAAGAAGCCTGTGGCGAAAAAGGCTCCTGCCAAAAAGACCGCCCCGAAGGCGTAAAAGTATTCCACCACCGCTACGGCGTAGTGATGTATGCTTTGCGTATGTCATTACGGCAAACGCAACAGCGTTTAGAACAGACCGTCTGCTGTAAAGTTGTCGCCTTTCTTGACGGCTTAGAAAAAGATGACCTTGCTTGTATTACCGAGTGGATACAAGACCGTAAGCCTGCCGGTTGGATTTCCCGTGTGGTGAAAGCCGACGGCAAACAATTAAACGAAAAAACCCTCAAACGTCACCTTGACGGTCAGTGCTGTTGCCCCGACGAAACCAAAATGAAAGGCACCTACCGTGACCTTGCGTGATGCTGGAAAATCCCTACCCGAAAAGCGTACTCACGCCATCCACAAGGGGAGTGAACTACAAATCAAGTGGGATGGTAAAAAGGGCTTCATTGACGCACCGCCTATGGAGGGCGAACCCGATGAGGGCATCTGGGCTGATGTAATACAAGACTGGGGTCTAAACCCCGAACTTACTGAAATCGTAGAGGGTTCAGTCCATATTCGTGCTTGGGATACCAACGCAGGCAACGGTGATATCCGTCGGATGAAGTATTACCGAGCGCAGATACGCTCACGTTCCACCAGCGACGACAGAGCCGACGTAGAGGCTCTTTGTAAGGCTGTGGTGGGGCACAAGACCCCTAAGCGTAGAGAACCTGCTGGAAACGAAAATAGGGCGTTCCTAGCGGTCATTAGCGATTGGCAGATGGGCAAAAATGAGGGTGGCGGTTCCGAAGCCACGACCGAGCGCATTTTGGCGGCGTTTGACGAAATCCAATTCCGCATTCGTGAACTAGTGAAATCTGGTCGCACCCCAAGTGTTATTTACATTGTGGGTTTGGGCGACCTTATAGAACAATGTTCTGGACACTATGCAATGCAGACCGCCAATACCGACATGGACAGGCGTTCGCAAATGCGGACAGTTCGTCGTTTGTTGCTGAAACTGGTTGACTTGCTGGTGGACAACTTTGATATCCCCATCGTTCTTGGTGCTGTTCCCGGAAACCACGGGGAAAATCGCAACAGTGCTGGAAAAGCATATACGACGTGGTTGGATAATGATGATTTGGCGGTCTTTGAGCAGTTAGGTGAAATCCTAAACGCTAACCCCGAACGCTACAAACAAGTATCAGTTCCCGACTTTGACGCAATCCTCAATAGTGACGACCTTTCTATGACCCTCAACATCTGTGGTGTTCCCGTGTCGTTTATTCACGGGCATCAGTGCGCCAAAGGTGGAAAGTCGCAAGCCAAATTGGAAGGCTGGCTCACGGGCCAAGTAATGGGTCGCACACCCGTATCCCAATGCGCCATTTTATTTTCAGGGCATTTGCACCACTTTATTTGCTCGGAAGAATCTGGTAGAACCGTTTTCCAAAGTCCGGCTATGGACGGTGGCTCTAACTGGTTCACTTCGGGCACGGGCAAGAACAGTCCTGCTGGAATGATTACAATCGGCATTGGTCTTGACTACGGCGTTCGTGGTTGGGGTGATTTACAAGTTTTGTAAAGTAGCCTTTGTCTGTTATGGCAGATATTTCTTGGACAGACGACGACGAACACTGGTTTGACCCCAATAACCCTTGGACACCGCTACCCGGCGTTCGCACAGGTGGGGAACTATCCCGTG